GCCGGAGTCTTCGGCAAGATTCCACTCGAACAACTCTTGCAACAGCGAGACACCAAGCGTGCTCCTGGTGCTGGATACAATCGCGGCAAGTTTACTTTCACCACCGGCTCGTACACTTGCGTCGAGTACGGTGCGGAAGAGCCTGTCGATGACCGCGAAGCCGAGATGTATGCTGAATACTTCGATGCCGAAGTTATCAGCACCGCTCGTGCCTATAACGCTGTCTTGCGTGCTCAAGAAGAACGTGTTGCAGCATCGGTGTTTAACACCACAACATGGACAGGTGCAAGCCTAACGACTGCCATCACTCACGAATGGGACGACGCTACCAACTGCGTTCCACTTACCGACGTTGAAGCAGCAGTCCAGAAGATTTACGACAACAGTGGTCTCTGGGCTAACGCTTTAATTATCAACAAGAAGGTGTTCCGTAACTTACGTAACTCCGACCAGGTTGTTGAACGCATTCAGTCCGCTGGTGCCGGCGATCCAACCAAGCCTACTGACGTCACGGTTGAGATGTTGGCTCAGGTTTTTGACTTGCCATACATCTTGGTTGCTGGTGGCTCCAAGAACAACGCTATCGAAGGCCAGTCAGCTTCTCCGGTTCAGATTTGGTCGGGTGAGTATGCAATGGTCTGCAAGATTGCAACCGGAGCAGACTTCCGAGAGCCTTGCATCGGTCGAACCTTCCATTGGTCGGCTGACGGCAGTGCAATCGGTGGATCGATTGAAAGCTACCGCGAAGAGCAGACCAGAAGCAACATCATTCGCGTTCGTCACGACGTGGATGAAGTGGTTCTGTACGCTGAAGCTGGTCACTTGTTGAGCAACATTACCACCTAATCGGTGAACCTATGACGAATCGATTTGCGACGCAATTCAAAAAGACCGGTTCACGCGGGCTGCTATACCAGTTCGGTGAGTCGGTCACCTATTACCCACTAGCCGGCGGTAGCCGAAGCGTAACCGCATTGGTGTTACGTGACGAATTATCCGTCGTGGCGGAATTAGGTGACGTGCAGTCGCAGTCGATCATAGTCCGCGTTTTGAACGATTCGGCGTTAGGGATCGCGTCGACAGAGATCGAAACAGGTGGAGATGAAATAGCGGTCGCATTGAGGCTAGGAGAGGCTTCAGTGCGACGTGCTATTGTTAGAGTGCAAGCAGACTCAACGGGGTTCCTAAGGTTGCTCTTGCAATGATTTCTTTCAGGTCGAAAACCAAAGGGATGCAAGATCTACTTGATAAGTTTCCAGCATTACAAGAAGACGTTGCAGCGTTAAGGCGTGCTTCGGTCAACATAGCGATTAAGGGAGTTAGATTAGATTCCGGTCGACTGATTCGTGAGAAGCTTGCCATTACGAAAACTAAAGGCTCAAGCAAAACACCAAAGACAATTGTAGACTCGAGAATCAAGTTAAAGTTTGCCAAGAAAGAAGACCAATCAGGAAAGCTTGTCATAACAGATTCAAAGATTCCGATTCGCTGGTTTTCACCAAAGCAGACTCCAAAAACACAAAAAGGAAGGAAGACTCCGAAGATAAAGGCAGCGAAAAAGAAACCATTTCGTTTCAAAATGCTGCGATCAAAAGACATGATAAAAAGTGCCAGAAAGACTGGCCTTAAACTTGTAAAGCAGGCGAAGCAGTTTAATCCATTTAAGAAAAAGAAAAAGAAAACAATTAAAGGCACTACTGCCAAGATACTTAAAGGCGGGTCAAGAGTTCTTTATCCACATGCCTTCGGGCCAAATACGGAAAAGCTAGGGTTTACAGTCTGGGAGAGAAAAGGAAAAGCTAGATATCCATTGATTTCTCCCTATGGCGTAGACGTAGCTCAAGTGATTCGCAGCACTGGCGGTGAGCGACGCTTACGAGCATCAGCAAAACTTAGATTAGAAAAAGAAGTAAACAGAAGAATAAAGCGACTCAAGTACATTAAGCCTCGTCGAGGCAAAAAAGCAAAATGACATCAGCACTACTTTCAATACCCGAACGAATTGCACTCGAAATAGTCGAAAGGCTTGAGTTGATTAGCCTTGCGGCTTCGTTCGATTTTGATGTCGTCGATGTCATTCGGCCTGACAGAACCGCACGCAATTGGACGCCGAAGAACTTCCGAATCTTGGTTGTTCAGGGTAGTGAAGACCGATTGCCAGAACTTGACCACGAAGGCAATCCTCCGGCGTGCGCGTATCAAGTTGAATACCAAGTCAAGATGTTCCTGCGAGACCTCGACAAGAGCGAGACACCGCACGCAGTATCGGAGAATCGTGCTGCCGGTAATATCCGCAAAGCAATAACGAATTCATCGGACTGGTACACGTTCCGAGACATTGCACTATTTGCCGAGTTTGGAAGTACCGAACCGTTCATCAGCAATGAAGGCGATCATCAAGGCGTTAGCGTGCCTCTGACAGTAACCTACCGTTCCAGCGAAACCGACCCATTCGAAGTGAGGAGATAACATAGATGCCACTGCTCAAGAGAATACGCACGCTTGCCGCAAAGGTGGAAGCAACACCAGGTACAGCAGAATCTTTGACTACTTCCGAAGGTGTCTTCAATGCTTACGATGTGATGCTTCAGCCCTCGATATCACTAGAGGATAGAGAAGGCAGTGGGTCATTCAACTACCTTACCGCAATCCCTCAAGGACAATCAGCAACGCTGACTTTCAAAACCGATCTAGCTTGGGATGGCAGTGCAACCGAACCGACTATCTTTTCGGTGCTAATGCCAGGTTGCGGATGGACTGAAAGCACGAATGTCTGGAAACCACGAAGCGAAGCACCGGGAACGAACGTCAAGACACTAACAATGGGTGTCTACATTAACGGCGTCCTCAAAACAATCAAAGGCTCAGTGGGTTCTTGGGTGATGACCCTACCGACAGGCCGAATGATTACTATCGAATGGACATTCACCGGCGTTTACGTTGAGCCTACCGATACGGCAATCATTGCACCAAGTTATCCGACAGACTCACCGCTTCGGTTTGCTGCCGCGACCGCCTGCACGTTTAATAGCGTGGCAATGAAGGTCGAGCAGATAACCATTGATGCGGGTAACGAAGTCGTGATGCTCGAAGATGCAACTCAGGCATCTGGTTTCATTCACGGCATTATCACCAACCGTCGTCCTACGATTACCGCAAACCCAGAATCAGTATTGGTTGCAACTCAGAACCGTCACAACATCTGGACGACCTCGACCGCCTACGCTTTACAAATCACGCTAGACGGGCCGAGCACCTCGACGCTTGGCATTACCGCACCGAAGGCACAGATTATCAACATCCAAGAAGGTGATAGGAATCGAATCGTTACCGACGAAATCGAGTTTCTTTGCACCAAGAATGGTTCAACTCAAAACGAAGAACTGTATTTCACTTTCACCCCAACCTAAAAGGATAAAAAGTGGGCAACTTTTTAGAACCAGGCGAAGAGTACACACTAGAGGCAAGCTTCGGAAATCTCAAGTGCAAGGCGTTATCGTTTCGGCAGCAGCGGCAGCTTATCAAGCTGATTAAAGAAATGCAGACCAATAACGACCCGCTTCGAGCAATGGACTTAATCGAAGAGGCACTGACGATCGGCATATCGTCTTGGGATAAACCCGAGCCGTTTACCATCGATGCAATGATTGACCTGATGACTTTCCAAGAAGCTACCGACCTTGTGCGACGTATTACCGAAGCGGGAAGGCTATCGGAGTCTGACCAAAAAAAGTAAGAATTGCGGCACTTCTAGCTTGTGGTGAACTATGCAAGGGGTGCGGCAAGGATTGCTTGGACAAGCCAACAACAGATAACGCGATAGAAATAGAAGACGATGCCGACGCGATGACAACTTGGAAGCTTTCGCAGTGTCCGCGCGAATACAGCCGGGAGATAGTCGAGTCGGTAAACGCAGCACAGTTAGCAGAAACGCACTTACCAGTTGCCGGTGGTACGCTTGACCAGTCGGCATGGTGGATTGAATTGTGGCTAGCGTTTAAGTCGAACGTAAACCGAATCGAATACGAACGGGCAGAAAGAGAGAAACGCCGTGGCAGACGTTAGCATAGAAGTTAGTGCTCAAGACATGGCAAGCAAGGTGCTTAACGATATTGCCAAGCAAACGCAGGTAATGTCCAAGAGCGTTCAAGATATGTCTCAGAAGGTCACTGTTAGCACCAAGAACATGGGACAATCCCTAGCAAACGTAGGTGCTTCACTAGGGCCAATGAAAGCAAGTATTGGTGGTGCTGCGACGGCGTTCGGTTCACTCACAAAAAGCTTGCTGCCTTTGGTTAGTGTTGCACTAGCACTTAAAGCGGCGTTTGCTGTTTTCGGATTTGCAAAAGACTCTATCTCTGCTTTCATCGAAGCGGGTTCACCAGCAGGTAAAGAGCTAGGGCAATCGCTCGAAATTGCATCGGTTGCCATTAACAAGCTGATGCAAACCGTCGGGGCGGTGCTTGCTCCTGCAATTCAAGTCGGTGCAGAAGTCGTTACGCAATTCGCGTCCGTGTTTACCGCAATCCTCGAACCAGCAATATCTAGCGGGCAAGGTATGGTCGACAGTCTCCGGCCTAGCTTCGATGCTTTCTTGCAAAATGTCATCGCAGTTATTGCTGGTGCGGAAGTGGCTTTTAGCAATCTTGGTCAAGTCTTCGAGCTAGCCAAGCTTTCGCTCGAGCTTCGAATCACGAGCATGATTGAGAACGTGAAATATGCTTTCACGGATGTTATGCCAGCGTACCTCAAATGGTTTGCCGATAACGCCTATAACCTTATCCGAGATGCTGCTGTCGGTGTGGCAACCATCTTGCAGAACCTCGGAACTAACCTCGGTGAATTCGGTGCGGCTGTCTACTCGTGGATCTCTTCGGGTATGCAAGGCGGTGTCGAGGGTCTGATGGGCAAGCTTGGCGAAACCATGATGGTTGGTCTAACCGATGGGTTCGAAGCTAAGACGCAAGCACTTCCTGCGATCGCTGCTAGGGCACTCAGTGCCGAAGAGCAGAATCTTGCAATGCAAATCGGAACGATAGGCGGAGACCTCGGTGCACAGTTCAATGAACGCTTCCAGCAGCGTTTAGCGGATATGAAGACGACTGTAAGCCTACCGGAACTAGCACCAGAGGCTAAAGGCGAAGAGACCGCAAAGAAGCTTACCAGTGGGCTAAGTGCCGTCGCGGATAGCCAATCGCAGATCGCACAGCAGTTATCCGCAACGGAATCAAGACTGCTAACGCGCGGGCCTAGCGAAGGGCCAATGCAGTCAGTCGCGACAGCTAGCCAGAAGACAGCGGAAGCAGCAGAGAAAACACAGCAGTCGAGTGACCGAATGGTTGAACTCTTGGAACAACTTTTATCGCGTAACTTCATTGTAGCGGAGGCAGTCTAGTGACCGTTGTAGCCGTCAATGAAATGTGGTCAAGATTCACCAGCGGTGTCTCTCGGCAAGAGAAGAAGAAGTCGAGAACGATTCGTCGTGCTTATCAGGTGGTTCACGGAGTCGATACCGATGCCGGTGACATTGAATCAGCGTCAGGGATTCCGAGAATCGGTGACTTCTTTCCTGGTCTGATTTACGTCTATTGCGACTCCATTGAACTATCTCGGGTATCTCCGATTATGTCGGTGGTGGCTGTTAGCTACAAAGGTGAAATCGGGCCGGACGGAGATCAAGATTCACCACTCAACGCACCTCCTGAAATCTCGTGGAGTGATACCGAGACCGACGAGCCAACCGACGAGGATATCGAAGGCAAACCGATTGTGACCGCTAACGGTGAACCGATTGACGGCGTAACGATGAAAATTGCCGATAACATCGTAACGATCAAGCGGAACTTCCTAACTTTCAATCCGTACGTGACCGGGCTTTATCGTCACAGCGTTTCTAGTGATACGTTTCTAGGCTACCCACCGGGCACGGCAAGACTGATTCGCTACAACGCGAAGAACGCTTTTTACAATGACAACCAAAGCTACTGGGAAGTTACTGGGTCAATTCAGTTCCGTCTAGGCATCCGAACCAGCGATGATAAAGCATGGTACAAGCGGGTTCGTCACGAAGGATTTTACGTCAAGGAAACTGACCCGTTTAATTCATCGCAGATTGTGGTTCAGGCACGCGACGGAAACGGAAAGCCTGTTACTCGTCCGGTGCTGCTCAAAGCAGACGGAACCCGTGAAACCAATCCCGATAATGCACACTGGCTAGAGTTCCAGGTTTATCGATCCTTACCTTACAATTCTTTGGGGCTAACATAATGGCAGATTTATCGATTACAGCGGCAAACGTCAAGGCAGGTTCCTCGGCAACTCGAGTTCAACTCGTGCAGGCAGGCGAGGCAATAACCCAAGGGCAACCGACCTACTTAGCTTCGGATGGAAAATACTACCAGACCGATGCCAACGATACAGCGGTGAAGGCACAGGCGAAAGGTATTGCGGTTACACCGGCATCGACGGACGGGTACTTTCTCCTCGGTGTCGATGGACTCTTAAACCTTGGTGCGACGCTTGCCGTAGGTCAAATTTATGTGTGTTCTGCCACGAAAGGTGGTATTGCACCCTATGCCGACTTAACGACTAATGACTATGTTACACTCTTAGGTGTTGCCACAACCACGGCACTGATTGATTTGAATATCGTAATCAGCGGGGTTCAGAAACCGTAATGAGTCGCGTCGGTGTTTTTGCTAGTCCAGACGAAGCACGAGAGTTCAAGCAGTTGCTCCTTCAATTGCGTGCTGCTGGCTATGCACTTAATGCCGGTGCAAAACGCCCTGCCGTCTTTGAGGAGCCGCAAGAGTTTATCGTCGCCAATACAACTGGCGAAGCGGTTCCACCGTTCGCAGTAATGCAGTGTATCAGTTATCAAGAGGGTGCCATTGAGATTCAGAAACCGGCAGACCGCTACGGGGTCAACGGGCCGTACCTAATCAACAGCGGTAAAGAGATTGCTATCGATGGTCGAGGAGTCGGACGCAACATCGGGCCGATTACCGTTCACACAGACGGAACATCGGAAGCCGAGCTAGACCGATTCTCACCGGAAGTTGATGAGTGGTTTGCGATCCGAAACCCGGCAGGCAATCTAATCTACCTTGGGGATAGTTCACTCAGAGATAGTGGCGATTGTGTCTTTGCGATCGTCGATACGTTTCCGCAAGTGATTCATGCGAAGACAGGTGCTTCGGGAATTGCAGCAGCAAGCGGATCGACAACAAGGGCTACGGCTTCGGCCTCTTGCACGCTTTATCAATCCGATGCAGAAGGATTGCTAGAAGATTCTGAATTAGAAATTGACCTTTACAACTTTGCAGCAACAGCAGTGCAAGCGGACGTTTTTGTTTTAGCAAGTCGAAACGAAAAAGGTCTCTGGTTTGTCGTGGCAGAGGATTGCACCTAATGAAGCAAAACAACCCAGGGTGCAATTGCTGCGAGGGTGGGAATTGCGAGGGCAACTGCTGGTATGCTTGTGCAAATGGAACCAAACCTTGTCCTCATCCGTGCGGTATTCGTATTGAGATGCCAACGCCAGATGATGTTTCCGAAGCGAACGGGCCTACGTGCGTGGCTTCTGAATGCACGATAACCGCAAAGTGCAATGCGTGCTTAGATATCTTTGATAATGTCTTCGTTATCAATCGCAACACAGCGGAAGATTACGACATAGAAATAACTGGCGACTGTAACGACCGAACCATTAAGTTCTTCCCTAGATTCTATGGCGTAGCATTTGGAATACCAATCGAATGCTGGACATATGCAAATTACGATTGTCCTTATGAAACACCCTTTTCAGTCTTTCCTTGTGGTGCTGAATATACAATTGCAGAGTACCAAGTTATCTGGAATGTCAAGCGGGTCGATGGTTGTGCCGAAACGACGATAACAATTAAGTACGATGTGGTTGAGCAGTGTGATTCTGTTGCAATCCCTCCAAATCCACCATTGCTACCAACAACAACTTACGAACATATCTTCAAAAGAACTCACTGCGATTGCGACGATGTTTACGGAGCAGTGCCATTTGATTCAACGGTTGCCACGAATAACGCTCGCGGAATAACAGTCCCAGACGTTTGCAACGCTGATTCAGCAACAATTGAAATAACTGGCGAATGTGGTATTTGTCGATGCTTCGATTGTGGCACTGGGGATATCGTCATAACTTTAGAAAGCGGCACTTGCGTGACTGGCACTGTTGCACTTTCTTTTGACAGCCGAAGTGAACTAAATCGAGACTGTCGATACTCAACAAGTGTTCCTTGCCCAAATGCTGACCCGTACTACATCGAATTATTCATTGAATGCTTGCCATGCGAAAAGTACACACTAACCCTAGTTATCAGCAATGTAGTCTTGGGTTATGGTTCTCAGGCTGTTTTTAAGCTAGAGAATATCGGTTGCGGAGAAGGTGGCACGTTTGCTTATATTGCGTCCTACCCAATTGAGGACTTTTTGTCTGATGCAGTCGTTTCTCTGTCCTCGTTGTAACAAACGCTTTCGTGGGCCTATCAAGGTTCTGCCTTTCTTTTGTTCTTGTGGTATGAAGCAAGAGACAATCACTTACCTATCTGGTTACACGCAGCAAAGAGAGGTTCACAGCGTCGACGACCTTCCCTGCCAGCATCGCGGTCAGGCACTCCGGGAAATCAATTGCGGATGCAGCGGTAAGCCTAAAATCTACCAGTGCAAAAAGCACGGAGAAGCGTACCTAAGAAAGTTACCGAAGATGACTGCCGAGATGATTTCCGGTTGTACGATGTGCCTCACTTGTGACGACCGAAGTAGGTACACACCGGGCCGTGTTGGTGCGTGTGCCGTTGTGCATAATCTCGTAGGTGGTGTGGAAACCTACTGGCGAATCTTTGCAGAAACTATCGGGCTAGCTGGCATAGCAACACCGCAAGAGCCGAAAGCCAAGTCGATCCACTATCCGGTCTTCGCTGGTGATGAAGCAATCGAGGAACTTGCTGCAAACGTCGATGCTTTGCTGGTATGGGGAATAACAGGTAAAGATCGAGTTACGCGCGG